TAGTTTTTTCCGTAGAAGGCTCAACCTTTTCAGGCTCAACATTTTCTGGAACTACATTGGTTTCAACAATGAATCGATTGTCAACAGGTGAATCCGTTTGTACGGTAACATCCGTGTTATTTTGCATAGTACATTCCTTTTGGGCTAATTGCAAGGGATTAGTTTAAATACATTAAAAGCGTCAAAAACTCCTCATCATCTCTTAACACTCTTAATTTCTGTTGACGCAAAGTCTCAATGAGCTGCATCAATCTATTCTGTTCTGCAAGCAGCATTAAAAGCTCTGCCTGCATTGCCTCGTCGGCCAAATCGCTCGTGCGTTTAAGTTCAAGAGCCTCAATTTTTATTGTGGTTGCTCTTAAATCTAATTCAGCCTCTTTAAACTTCTTTTCAATCTCTCGACGATTTTGCAATTCGTAAGAATATGGCTGGTATTCTCTGCGCGCACCGCCATTAGGCGTCAAAACATTTACAGGTGGTGGTACTGGCTTAGAAGGCCATTCTGTTCCGTAAGCAAACCACAGTGATAGAAGCATTACGCCCTCCTAAATCGACATATGATTTTTTTGCAAAAAAATTATGTATATGATGTTGCTACCTTAATTTCGTTTGCCGCCACTGCTGTTGTGTCCGAGTCAGCAGGGTTAGCAGTAATTGCCAAGCAAATTCCAGTTGCAAATCTTATACCATTAGAACCAAAACTTAATCTAGCAACATCCGCGCTTGGAACTGCAACAGTTAAAACTGGAGTTGTGGTTCCTACTGTTACAGTAGCACTATTATATAGTTTTACATATATTTTTGCCGCACCAATGTTTGAAACCATTATGCTCCATAATGTACCTGCTGTCGATTTAATTACAGTTCCGTTTGTCGTTGCCGCTGAATTAAGAAAATTTGTTGTTGGTGTAACGGGAGTTACTGTCGCAGCTAAGTTGGCAGCTGTTGGGTTTGATACTGTATAAGCAGAAGGCGTCCATGTTACATTTGAAAAACGTGAAAACGCTTGAATGGAGCCTCCAGTTATAGTGGTTACAATACGCAAACGAACAAATCGACACCGAACAGGAAATGTATAAACAATTGAGGATGATGTGGCAGTAATTGCAGCAACAATAGAAACACCAGTGGTTAGCAAAGAGTTAAATACTGGTAAAGCTATAAAGTTTACACCATCATTTGATTGTTCAAATATAAACGTTCCAGCCGTACCCGTTGATACAACCTGAACAGATGCTGAGCGGAAATTATCACTTGCCGTAGCTGCTGTGCCAGCTGTAGGAGTTAAAATATTGTTTACAATTGCCGTTTGTGCTGCCTGCCCTGTAACAAATGTAGCTGTTTCTGCCGTTGAAATAGTAGATTGGTCAGAAGCAACAACAACAGGTTGTGAACTTGTCATTGATGCCTGTCCAAGCGCTGGTATGCGGCTATTAAAATCTGTTGTTTTTAATACATTAGCTAATGTTGTTTCACTGGCCAACGTAGGACTATCTACAGTAATAGAACCACCACCATCGCTTATGTTTAAATGTCCGCTTGCATTAACCTCTAGTACTTTAAATGTACCGCCAGCTGTTTCACCTCCAATTGCAAGGCCAGTATTTAACCCTGTTGCCCCGTCTGCTTGAATTAAGCTATTCCCAGCGTCGTCAGCTAAATTTATAGCTTGGAATTCTTTGCCACCAACAACATTAGTTGCAATCTGCTTGCCAGTTGAATCTGGTGGAACTTGCACAAAGGAATTAACAGTCATCTATTGCACTTTCGCTATGGCTTGTTCAATAAGCCCTGTTTGAGGATTCCTTTTGACGTCAATCACTTTTGGCGCACGAATATCCGCTGATAATTGTTCAAAATTGCTACGCATTTGTAAAAGCATCTCAATCATTGCATTCATGTTTTGCTTTTGCATTTCGGCGTTTTGTTTTTCTTCAAACTCTTTTTCGGCTTCCATCTCCGCTTCCATGCGCTCTCGCTCCATTTTGGCCTGTTTATCCATCTCGTAACCTCGCAAGGCGTTTTCACCCAATCCAGCCATAAGCGCATCCTCGTCCATGCCAGCCATTTGTTTTGCCTCTGGTTGGCGTTGCTGCTCGGTAAGTAGCTTAATCTTATCCAGCTCAAGGCGTTGCGCCTCAAGGGCAGAACTAACTGTGAACTTCTCCCGCTCTAACTGCAATTCAGCTGCTTTAAGCTCCATATCGGCCTGGTTCTTTTCTGCCTGTGTTTGAGCGGATTGAGCTTTGATTTGTAACTCACCAATTTTCACTTGCGCCTCAGCCTGCTTGTCGCTGGCAGCTTGTTCAGCTTCCTGCAAAGCCTGACCTAATTGCTGGATAATCTGTTGAGCCTGTTGCAACTGTGCCTGCACAGCTGGTGGTACACCCTGCATTTGTTCGGCTTGACGTTCGGGGTCGCGCAATTCGGGCGGCAAGCCTCTCTCAATCGCATCAGCAGTCTTGTCGGCATTTGGCCAATCCATACTGCGTACAATCATTGGCAAGGCTGGCAGCATCGCCTGTGGTGCAGCTTGGAACAACTGAATCTGTGATTCCCGCGATTCCTCACGCTTGGTTGTGTAGCTTGCGCCAGTTGTAATTGAAACGCCCATGTCCCCCTTAGTCATGTCATACTCAACAGTTTTGCCAGTTTTTGGGTCTTGGTACCGTTGATTGATTTTTACTACCCGCGTTTTATTGTCTTCACTCCGCGCCTTAACTTCACGGCTACCATCCAAAATATATTTTCTTAAGTCCTCATAAATGGTTCCACCATAAATTAGCGCTCGGCGAAACATATCGGAGTAATTCGATGTAGAAACGTCTCCCTCACGCTGGCGCGCCATAATGGCCTTGCCCGACTTTTCGTTGCTTTGCTGACCAAGTGAGGCGGGATAAATGCCGCTAGTACCATAAAAATTCTGCTCGGCCATCTGAATCAAAGCCACAGCAGACGACAAATCCGCACTATTTTGCGCTCGTTTAGGCTCGTTAATCGGGTTGCCACTTTCGTCAATAGCGTTGTGCGGCAAATATGAGTGGTTCTTTTGGTTTACCGTGTCATAGTACTGTTCAAGCCCCTTAAAGGCGCGGATATCGCCAGTAAACGGGGCAATCGGGGCGGATTCAGCAAGCTCAATAGCAGTATTGGTGGCGTAATTATAAAGGATTTGCGTCGAAATCATGTCCTCATAAAGGCCAGTGTAGTATGTCTTGCCGTTTACAATAGTCTTGTTGCCTTCAACAAAACAAAACGGAATGTGTTTACCATACCATTTGCGTTCTTCTATTTTTTCTCTTGCAGTGCATTTGTAGTACATCACGCGGGGTTTTTTGATTACCCTCTCGTTGTAGTTTTTAATGTCTTTTGGCTTTTCTGTTGCTTTTTTGCCAGTTTCTTTATTAAACCACACTGTTTGCTTGTCGTATTCTTTGCGCCAATAATGCCCAACCCGCACAAGGTCTTTGCCCATTTCAGCCCAAGCTGGATAATCATCGCCGATAGACTTCAATTCGCTTTCAGTGTAGCTGCGTTCGTATCTTTCGTTAAACTCTGAACGGGGAATGTCCTCAATCTCAATCAAGAAACGCCTGTCGCTGCGGTCTTGCTCACGACACGCGGGATCATCATAAACCTGAAACGTGTTGGGTATCTGGCGGATGTAGATATTCTGGTCGTTGCTTTCGTCGCTATCATAATCGGTGCAAAACGCAAAGTAAGCCCATCCAATGTTCACCTGGCTGGCAATGGCGAGCTTGTATGCAGTTTGAGCGCAACCCTGTGACTGCACCTCACGAACCATATCCTCCAACAGTTCGGCCTTCTCAACATCGTCATCGGTCGTCGGAATGTACTTTATCTGTGGCAAATTCTGCCATTGGTCGTTAATGACCTGTCGCCCAAACTTAGGAAGCTGGTTAAAGCTGTACGACGGGCGATTCCCCCTCGCCTTTACTTGGTCAGAGCTAAATTGGTCTGCACCAGGTCTAATAAAGTCTAAAACAAATAGGGCGCGGGTTCTATTGTCGGATTCAGCATCGGATGACATCTTAAAGTCATCAAGCATAGACTTAACAATTTTATCTAACGCCACCCTTAAAACCTTCTATGTAAATTGGTTGAATAATGGCCAGGCGGAACAAATTCTACATTTGCTTGCTTTGCTATCCGCCTTGTAGCTTCGCACGCATATCGAATAGCGTCAATAACGTGGTTATGTTCGTCTTCTAGTACTGGCAATACAATCCCCGTCAATGGGTCTGTCTTATAGCAATACATGTTCAATTCGTCAATAGTGTGCGTGCATCGTGGGTGGACAACAATATCGTAAGTCTTTAAGAACTCTATCCCTTCCTTCAGCGAGTCCTTACCTTTGACTGCTGGCATGATTTTCGGGAATCCATTCTTGCGCATATGGCTAATTGTTTCTGGCCTAGCGCTATCAGCGATAATCGGCCATTTTTCAGACTCTGGTACAGACAAAAACAGACTAGGCGTATCCATGATTTCGCAGCCAACCTGATAGGCCTCATAGTCGATGTACAGCTTGCGGCCAACGATGTGACAACGTATCAGCACTGTTGGGTCTATTGCAAAGCCCCAGTCCGCCCCGAATCTATGCACGGCATCGGCGGGCGTCTCAAACTCTTCTATAGTCCAATTCTTAAACACGCGCGCCTCTGAATTTTGGCTATATCCACCAAGCCACACGTGATTGTATTTATCAGCATCGCGCCCCCTGTCATATTCCATCTCGGCCTTTAGCACGGCGGGGAACCACGGGTTATCCTTATAGTTGACTTCAACAACAGCAGCGTTGGGCGGCGCTTTTTCCCCACGCAACAACGCATCGACGGGATCGTCGCGGTGGTTTGGGTTCCATGTAAACCATAACTCGCTACCAGGCTTACGGATTGTTGGCCTCAGCAGGTCAAGGCTACGCTGGCTTAACGATTGCGCCTCTTCCACCCACGCCAAATCATAGCCCTCTAGAGACTTGATGGAGTCCGCGGTGTGATTCTGCATCCCTTGGAAGATTATTAGTCCATCGCCCTTCCTGGACTTGATGACGGCCTCTTGCACCTCAAAGTAAGACGCAACGCCAAGCTGCTCTATCTTTATCTCAAGCAAACGCTTAACAGATTGTGACAATGACTTTTGCACTTCCCTAACGCAAACACTACGATGGGATGGATTCATGATGTGCTTCTCTATCAACATTTCGGCGAATAGATGCGATTTTCCAGAGTTATGGTTAACAATCCCGTTTGATAGATAGTTGTTTGTGCCGAAAACGTGCAAGTCCCAATAATGTTGGCGGCTGTGCTTGCGGACGTAAGCAATGCTTGTTAAAGTGAAGCATCCAACAGAAGGAGAATCCAATGGAATATCGCCAACGCTATCGCCTTGCTTGCCAAAAAGCGTTTGAAGGCTTTTCGCCAAACTTAACTGGTTGTCGCAACCCAAGCGAGGTCTTACTTGTTGCTGCTCTTGCAGCGGATGGTTATTTTTCTGGTGAAATTGCCGATAAGATTGGTAAGACACCGAAGGCCGTGCAGAAGATATTTCGCCGCTATAACTTCCCCCGCCTGCATAACATAGAACCCCCACGCCGTGAGGAGCGGACGGGCTGGAAGGGCGGCTTAAAGCTTGCAAAGGGCTATCAATACTTGCGCTGCCCCCAACATCCGCATGGCACAAAACACGGGAGTTATGTTGCTGTGCATCGTCTTGTGATGGAACAAACGCTAGGCCGATACTTGCTGCCGACTGAAGTGGTTGATCATATTGACCGTAATATCCAAAACAATCATCCAAACAACTTGCGGGTGTTTGCGTCGAATGCAGAACACTTGCGGGTGACTCTTGCTGGCCGTTGCCCGAAGTGGTCAGAGGACGGCAAGCGGAGGATTGCTGAGGCAGCGAAACAACGGCATCAGAGGCGCAGAGATGACGCAACTCTTGCCAACCGCGGCTAGTTAAGAATTTGTGCTGGTCAGTCACAACTATCGAACGGCCATCATCAAACCCAACTTCATACAACTGTTCAACAGTGAATCGGCTTGCGGGCGTTGCAAAGGCCATAACCTTTTGCCCGTATTTCCATGACCACACAAGGCCGCCTTTAAAGTCTTTAATGGCTATTTGGCCGCCAGGCACGTCAATCGGCGTGTCAGGGTGAACGCAACCCCGCCCGCCGAATGCGCCTTTGTAGCGCGCATCATGCAGCAGAGGCAAAGCCCACCTAGGTGTTTGAATCTGAAGTGTTTTTTTCACTGATAATAACGCGCTCAATCTTCGTTATGACTTCAACGGCGCCACCATTGGCTCCTGTAAGTTCAACCTTGCTTCTGTCAGAGTAATCCTTAGGAAAACGCGCGGGCATAGACTTAGACCAAAGCGGTGAATTAAATTGATTATTTTTCAAGTTCTCTTGCGCTGTTTTTTCCCACCAAAATTGACTTTGAGTGATGGCTATTTTCATTGCGTCAGAAAAGTCTTGTTTAGAATCAATCCATTCGTCCAAAGTTTCTCTTGAAATATCTAACGTCGCGGCAATCATTGCCTTGGAATAACCTTGCTTGCCAAGTTCGATGACCTGTTCGCAAAACTCCTCTTTGTACTTTGTTGGCCTTCCAAAAGGTCTTTTTTCAGTCACGGCAAACCCCTTTTTTGTGTTGCAACGTCCTATTTTACCCCATTTATTTTTTTTTTCAAGAATCGTCTTTTTTGTATTGACAAAACACAAAAACCCTATATTCTAAACATATCAGCAACGATGCTGGCAACAATCGGAGAACACACCATGAACACAATCAGTAAAGCAATCTTAGAGCAGCTAGGCGGCAATAGATTTGTTGCCATGACAGGCGCAAAAAACTTTGTAGAAGGCAACAATTCTTTATCCTTTAGAATCGGAAGAAACAGCACTAGCTGCAATCATGTCGAGATAATCTTAGATTTGGGTACAGACCTCTACAACATGATCTTTAGCCGCCTTTCGATGGCCAAGGGATTAGAAAAAAAGAAAGAGGCAAAGGGGATTTATTCCAGCCAGTTGCAAGAATTATTCACCAAGGCAACAGGCCTATACACAAAGCTTTAATTAACAACCCCAGGCCAGGTAGGCCGCCTAACACCCAACACAAAGGATCAAACACTATGACAAACCAAACCAAAACAATTGATAAATACCGCATTTGGTGGAGCTCTGCCTATCTAATTGCCGACATAAAAGGCAAGCCCGCATCATCTTGTGCATGGGACTTTGAGGAAAGCAAATGGCAACATGAAAGCCGCAAATCCGTTCATGTTTTTTGGACGGGCGACTATGAAACAGCCCTGGACGTTTTCAATCAAGAGTTTGAGCTTGAGAAAGAAAAAGAAACGCCTTTCAAGATGACTTTGGCCAAAGAGGTTTGCTTGTTTATTTACGACAAAGACGATGATGAATGGATTTTTGATTCAAGCGAAACTACGCCTCTTATCACCGCCTTATCTGCTGGCCAGAAAACCCATAAGGATTAAACCATGACAAACCAATTCGCCCATAAGCAAGGCTGGCCTGAAGCCAAAGCCAGGATCATCGACAACCTAGCCGAATTGCAGACCATGCTACAGCAGCACATCGCCAACGGCTTTGATTGCGGGCAAGCCGCTGATACGCTAGCTGCTATGGCAAACGTCAATCGCTTAACAACACCAAGCCAATAGGGGGATGCTATGGCCGTTTTAACACACCTTACCAGAAATGACCTGTATGACATGGATTTTCATGCGTGCAGGATTGATGCAAAAATCGGTAATTTTGACGTTTTAGACCTAGTGCATACGTTGCGCGACTTGGTGCAAGAGGTTGAGCGTGTCAAAGATATGGAGGATTTCATAGACGATTTGAAAGATACAATTCATTCTTTGCGGGATGAGATTTTTGAATTGTCTGTTGAACGAGATAACCTTGAGGATACGGTTATTGAGCTTGAGAAAAAACTGGAAAAATTGGAAAAGGAACAAACCGATGACTAAAGAAACAGAGCTAGATTTTCCCCGCTCACCTTTAGAAAGATTAAAAAAACTTGTTAAGAGCTTTATGGAATCTGGCAAGTTAAAACCCCCAACGATTGATGAGTGGCATTTGCCCATAAGTGGATTGGTTAAGGTAAAATTAGTTAAAAAGGAACAAGACGATGAAGGAAAAGTTAGTGCATCTGGATGGACTGAAAAACAGATTCTTAAAAAAGGTGATAAATTTACTACCCCATACACTAAAGGTGTTCACACATATGATCCTGTTGGATTAACTAACATTGATGGAGAGGAAAAAGCCGATGATCGCAATACTTAATGACAATTTATGCAGACGGTGTGGTAGCCCCCCATCATTAAAAGCTGATGAAGTTAATTTAAATAATGGCGATGTAATACTTTTCTGGAATGTTAGATGCCAAAATCCCTCGTGTGTCAGGCATAGGGGTGGCTCAAATTATGAAAACGAAGATGCGGCTTGGCGGCAATGGCGGTGCCTGCCAATGCCAAAAAACAATAACTAACCACTTGCCAAGAGGAACAAACCGATGACCAATAACTTCAACCTTGCTGATGCGATTGTTAACATCATCCGATACAATCTCGATCCTTTAGACTTGGATAGTAACGAAATCGTGGCTATCCAGCACCTGAACGCCGCCTATGGGGCTCTGATGGCGGATGATTAACCCATAATTCAGTTGTTGCAAATTATGCAACAACTGATAGCCCAGCTGGAGGTGGCATAAAACACCAGCGGCTAGTTGTGGTGGATTTTAATTGCCTTTTTATCCATCCATGAATTAGCAGGGGGGGGGGCTTCGGCTCCCCCTTTTTTGTTGCGACGATCCTGGTGGTCGATTGTGCTGGAGGTGACCCCTTGCCTATTTACCGTTTCGCATTTTAAGGGGGGCTACAATCATTTTGCCCCGCGTTTGGTACATCGACTAGGAAAAATCATCAAGGTATGCGTCTTGCCCCGTTTTGTGCGTCGTAGGGGCAGGCCTGATGACCTTGTCGATGTTCTCTGCAATGTATCGGTCATGGCGTGGGTCACGGGTGTAGTACCGTAGGGTGCTGTCGCTATCCACCCAGGCTGGCTGTTCGCGGCGGTAAGCGATGCACTTGGCCTTGACTGCATCGCGCATCCAACCCAGGAATCGGTCGAATTCCAGGTACTGCGGGTTGATGTAATCCTTTGTTTTGGATTCGGCGGTAGCGTATTGGAACCATTGGCTGGCTGCTGATAGCAGGTCGGCCTCTATGCAACCGCTGTGGATTTCGTCTGCCACGGTGCTGGCCTGTTTGATTTTGTCGGCGAATTGCTGAAAGGCGTCAGATGCTGTGGTCATTAACTAACCTTTCTGAAAATTTTCGTAGTCACGCATATAAGCCCATTCGTCCGATGTTCTAAACTCTGGGTCTTTTTTTGACAGGTTGGCATAAACAGCTCTATCAAACGGTGGTTTGTTGCCGCGCTCAATTATCTGAACAATATCGGCAGGGGCAGGAAAATTTGAGTAGTTCCTGACGTAAAACGCCATTGCTCTGATAATCTTTTCCGTTGGGTAGTCGCTAAGGGCAAACATAAACAATTTTGTCACCGCCTCCATTTGCGCTGGCTGCTTGCCATACCCTTGCAGGGCATCAAAAAACAGCGTTATAGCTTCACCAACACGTTTTTTACCATGTTCGTCGTTCCTCATCATCAAGGATTGTTGTGCCGAGGGCGCGCTCAACTGCTGCTCTTGCTTCAGCTGATTTATCGCGGTAGGCAAAATTTCTGCCAGTGTTTTCATTTCGGCTTCCTTTCTGTGTTGCAAACAAGCCTTTCCAGCCGTTCATGATGGATTGTTCTAAAATTTCTCTGGGGTTTAAGCCATAGTTTCTGAATTCATCCAGCTTGTTGATGGCCAGCTGCTTAGCGTGAGGCGTAAATGTTTTGCCCCGCATTTTGCAAAAACCATCCCATGCGTCTAACGGCATCCAATCAGGTAAGGTTAAATTATCAATTTTTTTTGTTTGTTTTTTATCTGCCTCTGTATATGTCTCTGCCTCTGTCTCTGTCTCTGGGTGACAATTCCGTAACACTTCCGTATCGTTTATGTAACATTCTGTATTATGGTCGTTTATTTTGTCTAAAAATCCAGCTTTCACAATTTCTTGCATTGCTGCCTTAATTATCTTTTCGGGTTGCCGTAACCTGAATGATAGCTCCTCGTAACCAAGGCGTAACATCCCTGATACAGGGTCTGCGTCCTCGCTTATCAGTAGCCAAATCATAGGAAGCAAAGCCCGCGCATCGGCATTCATTTTTTGAAAGTTGATGTCGTCAATCAATCTTTTGTGAAGGCGTATCCAGGGCGGATTGCGGTCTTTATAGGATTGAAAACTATCCCAGTTTCTAGCCCTAAACATTATTTTTACCCATAAAAAAACCCCATTAGTGAAAGTGTGCGATTGCGCCACACACCTTCACAAATAGGGTTTCACTGCCGCGCAATAACAGTCCGTTAACCATACCAATTCTGTCGGCGGAGTCAAGTGGGCGGGATGATTTTATTGCCTCGCGCGGTATTACAACTATAGTGCGCCGCCTTGATGTTTTCAGCTGTCGTCCTCCCGCCCAAGCTTAGGGGGATAACATGGTCTGCTGTTGCCCGCATGAGGTCAGGGAATGATGACACTGGAAGCATGGCTTCGCCACAAAGATGGCATTTGTTTTCTTGAATCTTAATTGCTTGTGACAGAAACTTTCTTTTCATATTTATAATGTGAAAAGTTTGGTCTTCCCTTTCAAACCATTTCATCTTTATTCCTCTAGGATGATCTTTATAACCATTTCTTTAAAAGCTTTGTCAGCTTCTTGCCTTAGATAAGTCTTTAGCAAACTTTCGACGCCACAAAAGAAAAATACCATTAAAATTAAAATCCTCCAAAACGGGAAATTATCACTCATTACAAAACCTCACCAGTATGTTAAATAATTTTGTTGCCGCGCTCAACATTGCATTTCGCATGGGCGGCTTTAATGTTTCCTATTAGTTTTCCACCAAAACTTTTGGGAATAACATGGTCTGCTGTTGCCCGCATTGGGTCATCCAAATGCTTAGGTGAATTCATAGGCTGCCCGCACAAATGGCATTTGTTGCGCTGATACCGAATGGCCTCTAACAACAAGATTCGTTTTACCTTGTTTTGATGAATCCCCATAATTTTTTGCTTTTATTCTAAAGAGATTCTAACTGTGCGCCCTTGACGACAATCGAAATATCAAAGGCTTTGCGGTCGTACACACACACCTTCACGCATGGCAATTCGCCATAGATTTTCTTGCTGCCCCCAGATTCTGTTATCTGGCTATCGTCCTTAAAGACAACAGCATTCATACCATCCTCTAAGGCCTTTTGAATGTTCGACAAGTCTGGCTTTTTGGTTGGGCGTATATCACCCGCCAGGGCTGCTGCACGTTTCTTAGCTGACCAGCTATCAGGAACAGGGAACACGGCCACGAACATTAGCCCCACGTCTATGTCCACGGGCGGCCTATCCTGCATCGCTTGCATTGCCTGCATCATCACCAGGTTTTCATAGCGCACGGTTTCTTGTGGCGTGTAATGCCTGCCGCTCTTGGTTGAACGGCTGCGCTGCTTACCGAACGGGTGGCCAGGTACAATAAAGCTTACTGAAAAAGGTTTAGTCATTTTTATCCCCCACGGCTAATGTCCATAAAACATTTAACCAATCCGCACTGCGATAGTAGTTCCCCTTGTCCACTAGCCAACCAGCTCCCCTAGCCTTGTGAATAGACAGCCAAACATCGCCTTTTTTTACCCCAGCTTTTCGAGCAAAAGATGCGTAAGTCACGGGTGGACTACACATCGTGCCATTGCTGTCAAATGGTTCCAAGCTAAGCGCATACAGCACCTTGGTTGTGGTTGCATCGAACCCAGCGTCTTTAAGCGCACGCCACCATTCTTGCGGTGTCATTCGCCTTCCTCCTTAACAAAACAATCATCAGGCAATAGTGACCAAACATATTTATAATAAAATTCTGCAAACTTTTTTAGTTCATCCATCTGATTTTCAATATCATTTACGCATTTTATATTAAAATTTGAATTGGTAAGCCTGTTGTATTGTTTAACAAATTCTGGTTCTTGTGATGCTTCAGCGCAAGCAACTTCAAAGTAAATAACTTTTTTATTATCATTTGCACTTGTCATTCGCCTTCCTCCTTAGCAAAACAATCAATGGGTTTCTCCGTCTTTAGCCAAATATAGTCATGGAAAAAATGTGCAAATCTTTTCAATTCTTCTATTTTACTGGCCAAATCATCTTTTGATTTTATATTAAGATTTGAATAAGTTAACGCATTAAAAGCTGAAACAATCTCTGGTATTAGTGCCGCTTTAGAGCATATTTCCCAAAAATCCAGGCTTTTTTTGTTGTCGTTTGCACTTTTCATCGCCGTACCACCCCAGGGTATTGAATCACCATGTCGCTGCCATCCTTTTTAAGCATATCCTGCAACGCCTGATACAATTCCTTTGTCTGAATTGGCTTGCCATCTAGCGCATAACTACCACCAACACGCCTGACCCTGCTGCCGAACGTGTTAAGCATAAACGACACTAGGTCGTTATTTTTTGGAGTTTCACCTTTCGGCTCACTGACA